TACTTTCCAACCACCTTTGATTTCGTTAAGGGCAGACTCAATAGCATCAAGCCTTTTCTTTAACTCGTTCATATCTTCCATAAGGGTATCCACATCTGTTTGAATGTGTTTAATTTCAATGCCATGCTCGGCAAGTTCTCGTTCTGTACTCATTAGCATTTCCACCTTTTTAGTGATGCGGCTTTCCTAGTAGGTCTACCTTGTTCGTCTTTCATAGGCCCAGGCATACCAGACATCCTAGCACAAAACGACTTCTTACGAGCGCCACCTTGTGGTTGAGGAGCCTTGAGGTTTGACCCAGTAGCTGCATTATACTTTGCACGACCTTTAGCCGTGAGTCCTGCACCTTTTGATACAGGAAGTTTCTCACCACGTCCGATTGCTAAGCTAGGACCTTTTTTCTTACTAGCCATAGAATATTTGTACTGAGTCCATATTAGCCATTTCAGCATACACGCCTGTTTCAACTCGTACACCTTCACCAGGAATAAAAGGAACATTGGTAAATACATCAGTAGCTGCGGGTTCGTAAGTCATAAGCCATTTACCTACAACATATATAGCTGCAGTGCTAGAAATAGTACCTGTATTAATATCAACTAAAGTGAATGCATCAGCAGTTGTTCTAGTAATAGAATATGTACCGTCAGTAGCTGAAACACCAGAATTTGATAAGAAGTGAATACCAATAACATCACCGGTATTTAAACCATGCGCTGTTTTGCTTACTGTTACAGTTGTACCAGATCGTGCATAAGTTACGCCTGATGAAACAGGTGTTGTAGCCGTATCAAATAAAGTTACATACCCCGCAGTAGCTGTGCCAGTATACGATAACCCTTTAACACGAACAGGATATTTAACTAGATACCCACTAGAATTTAAATGCGTTTGTTTTACATCATATTGCATAGCCATAATTAATCTCCTTTGTTTAGTAAGGGGGCTAGGCGCCCCCAGTGATTAATTAACTTACAGCTGCAGAGAATGGTGTAACTACTGTACCAGAACCTATTAAAGCTGCTCGTACAAAGAACACGCCTGTTGCAACGTCAATAATTTCAACGTATGAACCTGCAATACCGCCTTGTGTAGAGCCATTCATTGTGATTGTATCAGAAGCTGGAAGAGTACCAAATGGAGTACCTGTAGTACCAGAAACATTTGCTACCCCATTAATTACGTCTGTTGCATTAGCTACTTGAATTTTATAGCTATTAGATGTAACTGTTGTTGATACAACAAATGTATATACTGCGTTAGAACCTGTAGCTGCTGGCAATGTAACTGTAATACCCGCTGCACGACTTAAACCAATAGTTTGGCCATTATAGTCTGCTTGAGTTACTGTTAATGTTGATGCTGTAACTGTTGAATTAACGCCTGTACCTGTAATAAAACCGGCTGTAGACGTCACTGGACCCGAAAAGGTTGTTGATGACATAATATATTTCTCCATACAAAGTTAAGTCTATTAGTCTTGTATGCGTCTGCCGGGACAGTCTAATAAACCGGATATACCCGGATATTCAAATAATACATGAATACATACTATTTGCAAGTATTATAGCACGTGTTTATGTAGGTAATCTATGGCTTTTAAAAGGAATTCTATATTATCTTTAAATTGTCCTAACCCTGAATTGCATTGATGGCATAAAAGATCCCTAAGTTTTCCAGATGTGTGGCAATGATCTACATATAAAGGTTCTACTTTGCCTCGTCTTATATTGTCATTTGCATCTTTACCACATATAGCACATTTATAATCTTGGCTAGCTAATTTAGTTTCGTATTCTTGGGGAGTTAAATTATGTCTAAGTTTTAAATTACATTTCCTGCCTATGGCTTTTCGCCATTCTTTAGGTTTAGTTTTTTCATACTTAAGAATTTGAGAGGTTCGTTTTTCTTTATTTTCTTCATACCACTTTGCATGATATTTTTTATGGTAGGCTTTACGTGTTGCATCATCTTTGTATGGCATAGCAACCCCTAAATAAAAAGGGCACCTAAGTGCCCCTAGTTCAAACCATTGTATCACAACTTATTATCGGTTGCATACGTACATAGTACATTCAAAGCCAAATCTCATTTCAGTTGCTGCTGGAGTTGTCCACATAATTTTTCCTTTAAATTTAATACACACCGTGTGTATAACTACATATTACTCCGAAGATTTGCCTGTAGAATACGTAAAACCATGAATAGCAGATAAAGAAAAACCCCACCGAAGCAGGGTTTAACTTAGTACATTGTTTCCAACCGCAATTAAGCGCCTGGTGAACCCCACATACCGAGAGGATCAGACCAACCGAATGAATAACGCTCACGAGCTTTGTATCTAACATTGCCTGTGTCAAAATCGCCATCCATAGATGTTGATAACGGAGTACGCACAAAGTGTTTCATGCCGTTAGGTACATCAGTTGTTAAGAAGTATGCATCGCTGTCTGTTAAGAAGTGGTTAACTGTGTAACCTTCTGGAATTGAACCATTATTCTTAATAGCATTGATATCATTGTCAGCTGTAGAAACACGAAGTTCAGTTTCGAGCAAACGAGTTGCAACGAATTGATTACCTGGTGGAACTACTAACTTACGTGGTTGAGCAGCGATTAAAAGGCCACGCTCATCTGTCCATGCAGCGATTTGAATAACAGCGTTTTCTAGTGCTGTTTCGTTCAAGTCTGTTGCAGTTGATTGAGTGTTGCTGTTTGTACCGCCTGCAACAGTTGGGTGTGAAGTAGAGAACAATGGAACACCATCACCGCCGTAATAAGCAGCAGAGTTAGTAAAACCATTATTAAGAACTGCAGCAGCCTTAACTTGTTTTGTGTAAGCCATAGCGCGAGCTAAAGCCTTTGTGTAACGTGCTGATAATGTGTCATACAAGTTATCTTCTACAGCTTCTTCTGTTAAAGAAAAGCCAAGAGCAATAGTTTGGTGATTGTATCGAGCAGTAAAAGCTTCTTGAGCATTGTCGTAAGCGATGGCATTGCCTTCGTTTTTAACAGGTGCTGCCGCAAAGCCTGAAAGTTTTGTTTCTTCTTCGAATGAACGTTCTGAAGTCTCTGTTTCGTAGAGTTCTTTATGTTCTTCGCCGTAACGTTTATATTCTAAACCAAATAGTGCATTTAGTCCTGGTAAGAGCTCTTTAAGGAGCTGTGCGCGTGAAATAGCCATGTTTTATTCTCCTTAGATGCCTGTTGGGTTATTGTATGAGTGAGCAACTGGGTTAAATTTAACCAAGACGTCAGTATACGCATCACCAACTGTTGATGTTGTGCTTTCAACGAAATCTACAATACGGAACGCATAACCAGAGGTAGTAGCAGTAGTAGCACTAATTGCTGTATTTGAATTACCTGTGGTTGTTGAACCTGTAGATGTTGATTGAACTGCTGCTAAAATAGCATTAGAGCCAAGTGCAGTTTGAGCTAATGAACCATCAGCTTGAACTTGGAATAATGTATTGTAATCGTCAACAACATAAGCCATAGCATCTGACGCTACTGTACCAGTTGGCCAGTATTGTGCAAATGTTAATTGCTTAGTTGATGGGTTTGTGTAAGTGCAACCTACAAAAACACCGATTGTGCCTGCTGGGAACGGTGTTGAGTTATCACCATTCGTTGTTACTACTTGGATTGTACCTGCAGCTACAATAGAAACTACTTGACCGTAGTATATATTTGAAGCGTAGCCGGAAGCAATCTTGATCTGACGTGTACTACCAGCATATGGTAGACCGCCAATTTCATTTACGGGTTTTAAGCCGTACGGGGTTGCTGTTGCTGACATAATATGTCTCCTTTGTGTTATTTACCTTTACCGAATGACGATGTAGCTTTCTTCTCTGAGAAAAGAGGCATACGGGCATCATTCTGTTTCATAAAGCTGTTGTCAACCGCTTCGGCTTGTTGTTTCGCTATGTTTTCATAGTGAGCCTTACGTTGTGCAACAAACTCTTCTGGAATTTTACATAATAATAGTCCACCAATTTCAACTCCGTCTTTGAACCGAGCATTTTGGTCAACCATTATTCTCATTTCAGGGTGGTCCGCTAATTTAACGGGCTCCCATCCTTCACGCATTTTAGAAGAAACATTTAGATTATCAGCTTCGTTTAATAGACTAGTTCTGATCCAACGGTATGCCCATCCGGGTACCTTTTTAAATTCAGGTAATAGGGAGGCAGGTTTCCAGCTATCTGCACGTTGAAATTCTTCTCTTGTATCTATTTCACGATCTTGTCTGTTTGTATTATCCATTTGCATTCTCCAATTTTAAAGTTTCTCTTGCATATTGTTCCGGTGTTAGCCCAAATTTCTTAGCTAACGCTACTTGTGTCTTCGTCAATCGTACTTTTTTAGGCGCGGTACTACGCGTTGCCGGAGCAACTACAGTCGAAGGTTTAGTGCGCTGGGCGGGTTGGTCCTCGTCTAGCGTTGCATCCCCAAAGTTTTCTGGGAATCGTTTCTGCATCGTACTATCAATACGACGGTAATATTCGTCAGAGGTAGGACTGATCCCACTTCTAACTAATTTTTCATGTACGCCTAATGCAAGGCTTGTCATTTCTTCGTCTTTACCAAACCAATCATTTTTTTCTTGCCAAGCTGCGGCTTTATCGTCGGGTTTAAACGAACGTTGTTCATTTTGTTGTATATATACAGGATTTTCAGGTTCCTGTAAAGTGTTTTTAAATCTAGGCTCATACTGTTGAGCTTGAGATAGGCGCATTTGAGCATCGTTCATTTTTTGTTGGGCATCTATAATTTTATCAGTATCACCTGAATCATAAGCTTCACGATAATCTCGTTTAGCTGAATGTAACTGTTGTTCTATAGAGCCTTTAAGAGTTTCAATATAAGTTGATTCTCCAGAACTTAAAGTAGCTTTTAACTTTTTATTATCATCTGCAATTTGTTTTGCAAACTTAATAGCTTCTTGACGTTCACGATCTGCTTCTTCTTTAGCGCGACGTTCATCATGATAAACTTTTCTAAGTTGAGCCATACGAGTTTTAACTCGATCTGAATACTCTTCAAGATTATCATTTTCTAATTCTTCAACAAGATTTTTTGGTAGTGGTTCTTTACCCTTGTCTTGTAGGGGAGTATCATCTTCAATTTCAAGATCAATATCATCTGCTTTTGTTTCTACTTTAACTTCAGTTTTTTCTTGTTTAGTCTTTATTTCTTTTTCTTCAGATAACTTAGTACCTGGTATTTCATCATCATCATCTGGGTATTCAAAAACAATATCTCCATCTTTTACGTCAGCCATATATTACTCCTTATGCGCGAGTGTAGCCGCGAGGATCAGCAACAACCCCCTCAACTGTATCGTCGTTAATAATGCGGAATTCTCTTCCG